AGATTTCGGTTGATCTCCGTGACCGCACGCCACCTGGAATACCCGGCGACGAGAACTGGCTTGCCTTCCGACTTGCGAATGGTGACGGGCTGCAACTGACCCACTTCGAGGATGGAGCTGACGAGCGCGGAAATGTCGGGAAGTTCGCGCCGACCGTTCAGGTCCGGGTTGACCTGAAGCTCTTCCGGCAGGGCTTTCCACTCGGTAACGCCGCGCGTAATAGGTGTGTCGAACGAAACTGCCATTGTGCTTCTCCTGAGAGCTAAACTTGTGCCGTCTTGCGCCCGGCTTGCCCGGTTACCGCCGGGACGATCCGCCGTTGGAGATTGGCGGCGAATGTTAATGGTTAGTCTTCGTCGAAGTCGTGCAGGTCGCAAAACTCGTTTCCGACCATCGGCAGCCTCTTGCATCCTTCGTGCTGGCAGGTCACGTGGTCCGCGCAAATGTCACCATGCTCTTCGACGCCTTCCTCACATTCCTCGATTGAGCACTTGTAAAGTCCGCAGCGGCAAATCAGAACTCGCACACCCGACCAGCGGACCTTGACCTTGAAGTAGTGACAATCTGAGGAGGGATAGCAAGGGCATATGGGCGATCCGCCGTGAAACTTTTCCCATAGGTCGATGTCGTGCAGTTCGCGTGCCTGGTCGATGTCGATGCTCATTTCGCCTCCGGTGCAGCGATGAGGGCCGCGACTTGCTTGTTGAGGTACATCTGCGCGTTGTGCGATTTGCTCCAGATGGCATCGCATTGGGTTCCCACCTTGAGGCGGCTGTCGTGGATGATCTTGATCGCGTCGGTGAGGGCGGTGATCTCTTCGAGGTTTGTCATGGAACCAACTCTCGCACCTTGTCCCATGTGTCGAATCCAAAGAACGCAAGGAAGTAGGGTTGTTTTCCAGCGGCTTCAAGTTTGTCCATGCCCTGAATCTCGTGCGATGCCCACGCAGCAGACCACGAATCATCCCACGCAGCAGACCTCACAGCAGACCTCACAGCAGCCCACGAATCAGACCGCGCAGCAGCCCACGCAGCAGCCTCCGCAGCAAGCTCCGCCGCAGACCACGCAGCAGCCCTCTCAGCAGACCTCACAGCAGACCTCGCAGCAAGCGACATTCTGTCAAGATGGCACCAGAAAGCCAGCAAGAGCGGAGCCTGGTCGCCAAGAATCTTTGCGGGGTTGGAGAGGACAATCTGGGGTGCGCCGTCATCCTGGTCGTTGACAAGACGCAAAATAACCGCGTGAGTCGTGCTGATACCGAGGATTCGTGCGGTTTCTTTGTCAGCCTTTGCCTGGTCCATGCGTCGGAGTTCGTCATCGCTGAACCCAGCGCACGACAAAACATCGCCTTGCGCGCACTTGCAGCCGTCGTTGTCGATCAACTTACCTTTGAAGAGTGGCCGCTCCAGCCCACTCCAACGCTCTACCATGTTGGCGATTGTTACTTCCATGTGGTGCTCCTCCTTTGTCCCGCTGCGGGACTCGATCTAGTGGATCTCTGTCTTGGCTGCTTCCTGTTCCGCAAGACGCTTCATATCCGCCAGAGCTGCATCGTTGTCGTCGTAGAATCGCGCAGGATTGATCTCATAGCCACTCTCGGCGTATATCGCCATGGCGGCAACCTCCCAATCAAGGAAGTCCTCCAGCCTCTTGCCTTTAGATCCTGCCAGCGTCGTCACCCACCCTGCACGGCAGTGTGTGCTTTTGCATGTGTGGACATGAGCCATGTTGAGTGAATCAGGATTGGAGGCGGCTGCGTAAATCGCTTGGTGGATGTTTTCTATTTTCGGAATGACCAGTGGTTTTAGTGCGCCGGTGAAGTTCTTCTCACCGCTGCAAGAGCCGCAAAAGCGGCAAGAGCTGCAATCGCTGCAAGAGCTGCAAAAGCGGCAAGAGCTGCAATCGCTGCAATAGCTGCAATAGCGGCAAGAGCTGCAATCGCGGCAATCGCTGCAATCGCTGCAACTGCGGCAAGAGCTGCAATCGATGCAATAGCGGCAATCGCTGCAATCGCGGCAATCGCTGCAATCGCTGCAACCAGTCAGGCTGTCGAGCGCCTTTTGCGCGGCTTCGGCGGAACCCCAATATTCGACCGAACACTGGTTTCCGTTTGCGTCTTTGATCCATGTTGCCATTGTCTTGCTCCTTTGCCGTTGGTCGGCTGAGTCCCGCAGGACTCGGTTACGCTGCGTTAAGTGTGGCTTCGGTGAACGTGGGGATGAGTCGTCCGCTGTGATGGCTGCGCGGTAGCGGGTTGGAGATGTCGATAAAGGTGATGATCACAGGACCGGTTGGTAGCGGCGTGTTGGGTTTTGAATTACTCGCAAGCGTGAACGTGATAATCCAAGCGGCCAATCGCGGCGGCACATGGAGCAGATTCCCTTCGGGCTGAATTCGACCCCGGAGAAGGTGAGGTCAGCCTTGACCCTCACCTCGATTCCTTCCTTCGTGGCCGAGGACATCACCGTCTCAAGATCGCGCTCGGTTACCTGAGCCGTCTTGAAGGCTTTCTTGGTCATGCTCCACTTTGCGTTGTTGAGCATATCTCCGCAGATGCTTCCGAGGGTGAATCCCCAGGCTCCGCTCTTCTGATCCAGTTCCGTGTAGGTCATCTCATTTCTCCCTATGCCGTTGGTAGCGGCGATGAATTGACTATAGGGAATAGCGCGGTGCGTGTCAAGCACTTTTGCGTAATTATTCTACGATTGCGCTGATTCGCGTATTTTGCTATGGTTGTCGCATGACCAGGGACTCACTCATTCGGGAATTGGAGCGGCGCAAGGCGGCGTTGGGCACTTGGAAGCGCGTATCGGAGGAGCTGGGCGTCACGCAGCAGTATGTTCACGACGTGAAGGAGCGGCGCAGGATGCCAGGTCCGCAATTCCTGCGTGCCTTGGGGCTGGAGAGGGTTGTCAGCTATAGAAAGGTGAGCGCATGACGCGTGATGGGATCGTAGCGGCTATCAAAGCGCTGGAGTAGTTCACGAGTTGCGACCTAAGCAATCGCCAGAGCTGAAACAGCCCCAACCCGGTAAAAGGTTGGGGCTGTTTTGTTTGTTTCGGCGACTCGCTCAGCTCGTCTGCGTGAACGTGATGCTCGTGGGGAGCACGGCAGCCGGTGGAGGCGGTGCAGACGGGGTGATGGTAGCCGACAGCGACCAAGTGGGGTTCGATGCACTGGACGCCGCGTAGCTGAACGTCAGAGGGGTGCTGGAGCTCTCCGTCCAGCCATCGGGGTAGGTAACGCTCACCACCAGGCCGGCGGCGTCCGCAGAGGGCGATACGGCGGAATCGTTCGACGTGACGGAGAAAACGGTATCGGTGGGAAATGCGCTGCCGGCCGGTGCGAGCGTGCCGGTGAAGATCTGAGTCTGACCTGCTTCGGTGGGTGCCATTGTGATTGCCTCAAAGTGGATGTGGGTTGGAAGTGGTGGACGGTTTGCGGCTTGGCGCAGTACCAGACGGAAGTAGTCGTATAGGTCGAGTCCTGCTTCGCGCGCCTGACTTTCCAAGTGCTCGAGCTCTTTGTGATCGAGCCAGACGTCGATATGTGCGCAGTACGGCATTTGCGGTCAGAGTACCACGATCAGATGACGTGCAGAAGCATCAAGATGACCAAGATCAGCAGAATCCCGCCGATCCCGAATCCGCCATTGCGGTAAGCGCCGCCGCTGTAGAAGTTTCCGCCAAGCCCGAACACCAGAATCAGAAAGATCAGAAGGATCAACATTTTAGGTACCTCACGGTGTTGGATGCTGAAAATCCGTCTCGGCCTAGACAAACGCAGAAAAGCCCCCGATCAGGAGTCGAGGGCTTGACGGCTTACGGAGGCTGTTCGGACTTACCGCCACGGCATGACGCGAACGTGATTCCATCTTGACACGATTAGGCGCAGTATGCAAGTCTAACGATGCCACGCATGAATCCTATGAGAACGTCCCCCGAAAAATTCGGCTCGACAATTCCTGAGATATCTCTTGGCCGCTGCATAGCGAGCAATCAGGACTGTGCCTGAGAGCTGTACCGGCCCCTTGTGCCCGCGTCGGGTGCTCACTGGTCGATAGAGGAGTGGACTTCGGCAGAACACACGAGGAGCCATGCGTAAGCAATTGTGAGCTTGACGAGCGATGGGACCCATACCGGCTAACGGCATACCGTTACCAGCCCACGGAGATTAAAGGCCACTGGCGTAGCCTTGTTTTCCGTTGCCCACCCGACACAGGCATTGGGTATCAAGTTCTTGCTTTTGCCTT